TTCTGCTGATGTAGATAATGCAGATTATCACGGCAACTGGAGAAACCACAATTTTAATACAGCTTCAGAAAATGCTACTAATGCAGACGAAATAGATAGTGGCTATTTATCACGCATATTAACTCCGGGAGAGTTTCATTTTATACACTCTCAAAGGGCATTGATTTTTGATGGTAACGACTCGGCAGGGATTAATTCATCTTTTGCATTGGATAATGTTGAAATGGATAACTCAACTTGGACGGCTGGTGACAGAGAAGCCGGAGGGAGTGCTATTGGACACGCAGAACTCAATGGAGCTCACAATGACTCTGTTACTACTTTAACAATAGAAGATGATACACAAGATGCAGTTACGACTATCAGTAATATATTTAAACCCGGAGATATTATATTAGTAGGGACTGAATTAATGCTAGTTACAGCAGTGGGAAGCACTCTAACTGTAGAAAGAGGCTATTTAGGATCAACTGCCGCCTCACATTCAGACCACGATGATGTTAAATTCTGGGCAATGAATGACCTAGTTGATTATACATCATATATTAATGATGGCTCTGGGGTTTCTGCTAGGGTAGCAATGACAGATAAAAATGGAAATTTTACAGCAAGTAATTTTTTCGGTGCTGGTCGCCTTTTCTTTGATAGTGCTTCAAATAGTAATGATGATAATTATTATACAGGGATACAGCCCGGCAGTGTTGCTATAAAATTATACCAACCGGCTTATCACGATATAATTTGCTCTAAACCTATCGGACCTAGCACAGATAGTGGGCTGACGGCTGGATCAACATATTATGTTAAAGCTCAAATTGACGGAGTTTCAGCAACTGAAGTGAGCTTTGTTGTTGATTCCTCAGATACTACATTTGGGGGAAAAGATGGAATAATAAATAAAATACAGTCAGCATTAAATACTGCCGCAAACACTAAAGGAAATGCTTTATATGGAGTTTTTTGCAGTGTTGCTATTGTTAATGGAAATATACGATTTTCATCAAACACAAGAAATAGTTCAGACAGGAGCAAGATGATTATCACTAATGGAACAACAGGGGGAGATAGCGGGACTTCGTGGAATTTGTTTGCTAATAATTCTGCTACTGGAATATTCCCTACTACCTTGAGAGATTATGTAGAGGCTCAATTACCTAAAGATACTATCTATAATAGCCAAAAGGCAGAAACAGTCACAAATGATGCTGTGTTTTTATATGATAATGGGAGAGGGTTTATAAGAAGCGGGGCACAAGCTAATGGCTCTGGCTCTATAAACTATGAGACTGGAGCATTGGTTTTATCTGGTTTACCTCCTTATTGCGAGCTAGCTGTTTCTTGCACATATGCGACAGCACATTCAGGAGGAGCAACCACATCAACTAATTCTAATTCTTTAGAAGGAATTTATGCTAGATCTTTAAATTCCAAAATAGACGGAGATGTAGAATTAACTATAATTAATTAGGAGTAAAAAAGATGCCATCTGGAAAAGGAACATACGGAAGTAAAAAAGGGAGACCAAAGAAAAAGGGATCTGCAAAAAAGATGAAAAATACTAAAATAAAGAAAAAGAAATAATTATAAAGGGGTTCTATGCTTAGGCAGTCAATATATTTTGCTAAGGTGGTAGGTTTGGAAAAGCAATGCAGACAGTTGTTGGGAGGCAACTCTACGTATAGAACCCTAAAAATTTGGAGAAATTTATGGCTATAAGTACATTTAAATATTGCGACATATCAGATGTACAGCAAGTTTATACCAAGATTGCTGATATGGATGACAAACGACCTATCTATAATTGGACAGCCACTGGTGTTACTAATCAATATAAATCAGCTAATTCTGGCTTGGTTTCGCAATTGTTTGTTGATGGAGCTGAACTTGGAAGTGCTGAATCAGGAACTGGGGCAGTTACCTCAGATGACAAATGGTATTATGATGCAGATACAGATACCGTATATTATTTTAATGATGGATTCAACCCTAGTGACAAATTAATGGAAGCCGGTATTGATTATACCACGTACATTACCGACCAGATAGAAAGGGCTAGCCAGCAATTAAATTCTATGCTGGATCAAAGCCGTTTTCCGATTCCGATCCCTAAGGCATTTCAGTATAGTGCCGATCCAGCAAATGACACTCCTGAATATGATTACGTAATAGTTCGCTTAACTGCTCTATTGACCGCCTATAATTGCATTACAGCAATTAATCCACAGAGTGAAGAAGCAGAAGCTATTTTCAGGCAGATTACGTTTGCTAATAGTGGATTGCTAGACAAACTCAATGCCGGCACCATAGCTTTAAACTTTGAAACTAATACAAGAGATATTAATGGAGGGAATCCAATAGAAATTACTCGCAATGGAACTATGTATTTAGTGGAAGCTTATTGCGATGGATGGACAGGGGCTAAATTTGATAGGGTTCAGATTATTTGCACCACTGCTGGAGTTTATGGGACTGCTAAAGTTTCTTTTAAAACTTTAGATGGGACAAACCTATATGGTAATGTAGCCGAAAACCTTTCTGTAACCGGAGGGCTTGACTATATGGGAGGCAATTTATATGTAAGGTTTGAGGGCAACTCTATGAATGTTGGGGATCGGTGGGATATAGAAATGAGAAACGTGAACGTAGAGACTACTAATAAAAATGTAAAATCTATTAATGCACACAGAGGCTCAAAATATGCTAACTCAATTTATAAAAATTATTCAACAGCAAGAAAAATTAGAGGATCTTAATGGCTGTTACTTATGATAAAATATCATTTCCAAAAATTGAAAATGGTTTAAAGAAAATCATAGATGACGAATTTCAAAATGTGTACGTTTCGCCACGATTTAAGATGATTGGGAACGAGTGCATCAGGGTTGATTTGCAGAGCTCATCTGATTTGCAAAAAACAACCACATTTGAAGAACGAGAATATGCCGTAATGCTACGATATTACTTTAAAGGGGATCTAACCAACCCTAGAGTAAACGAAGCCATAAAAGACAAATCTGATAGACTTAGACGACATCTTTTAAATAACCAAGTAGTAGAAACTGCGAGTGCCAGTTGGGTTGATTTGGTAGTGCAGAACATAGAATTTAATATCGAGGATAGTGAAAACGAAGATGACGAATCGCTATACATTATTGAATATGACCTACTATTAATTAACTTTAACTCATTTGGATAAAGGAGAATAAAATGATAAAATCATATGCAGGGAAAAAATACAAAGCAAAAGCATCATATAAAAATGCCGAAGTAAATTTCCAGACATTAGGCAGTAATACTAAACACTCTCAGGCACTTAATGGGCTTGAAATTCATTTAAACGAAGTACCGAAAGAATTAGAGAATCACTTGGAGCAAGTGGTAGCTAATAAACCGAAAACTAAAACAACTAAAACTGAGGAGAAATAATGGCAAGTTTTAAATCAACGCAAGCCACTCAATGTTTAATAGCCGACGAGGCAGCCTTCGGGACGGCTATTGCATCAGGTGGAACTTGGAACGAGTACCCAGTAACATCTTTTACAATGCCGGAGCTCTCTGCTCCAGTTGAATACTCTGCACCCAGAGTTGGACGAGGTGTGAATTATGTAATGCAAGGGCACCACAGACCAGATCAAAAGGTTTATACTTTTGACATCACAATGAAAGGCAATACGGAAACATTTTTGAGGGGTTGTGCCTCATTCTTTGAGGATGCATCAAGTGTAGCAACCTTACCGGCTAATTATGCTTTTCCGACTACATATGTTCACGGTGGATCTGTGACAACTCAATGCTCAGTGCTATTTACAGAGGTGGGAGCAGATGCAACAAGTGATTTGCTTTTAACATCTTGCGTAGCTACAGGAATGAGCTGGGCTTGTGATATTGGATCAGAAGGAGGAGAGTGGACAGTTACATTGAATATGATGACTGCTTACCAACCAACATATGTTAATTATTCTCAAACAAATACCGTTAATACAACTGCGATCAAGAATATCAAAGACCTTACTTGCACATTGAATAGTGGCTCTGCTGAGACTCTAGTGATGACAAGTTTTAATTTGGATTTTAGCAGAACTGTAGAAAGAGTGCACTACTCAGAATCTTCAACATATAGACCTTACGGATATGCAATGACAGGAGTTATTGACGTAACAGGCTCTCTCACTTGCAAAAGAGATGAAGAACTTGAGGATGTTTTGGGCACCGGAAGGTTTAGCAATTCAACTGTTTGCGATTTACAGCTAGTTGATAGTAGCACTGCTGGTAATTTTACACTAGATATGGATAGAATCTTTTTAAATGAGCCATCTATTGATAATGGGGGAGCATTTTACCAATCAGTAATACCTTTTACTGCTGTAGCGGGTGTAAATTATGATGCAACAGTTGATGATGCAGTAGTTAATTTGACAATAGCTAACTAGGGAGATTAAATGGGAAAGAAGAAGGAAATGGGCGACACATTCAAAGTTGGAGAAACAGAATTTAATTTTGTGATTCCAACATTTAAAGAAAGATGTACGTTGAATAACAAGTTATATAAAATTGCTCTTGATAATACCAAAGGGGATTTTACTACTTACAGCGACATAGTTCTTTTGGGGACTAATATGAATGAAGATGCCTTAAACGACCTGACCAACGAAGATATTATTGAACTTGGAAGGGTAGTAATTGAAAAAATGAACGCAAAAAAAAAGAAACTGAGCTTCGCTTAAATGTTTGGATCTCATTTTATGGATCCAGATCCGACAGCTTTCCGCTATTTCCATATAAAGCGAGAAGCTTAACATTAAAAAAAGAGCTTCTTTTTGAGTCGAAGCAAGACGTACAAGATGAAATAGATAGGTGCAAGGCTGAAGTTGAAGGCACAGGGTTTGAGGTAGCACAAGCAATTTATATGCAACTACCTTTTTTTGCAAATGATGAGGTAATGATTGATGCAAAAAGCCAAGATTATATACAATTATATAATTTTTGCACAAGCACTAATACCCCAGTTACAACTTCAGCTCTTGATACCCCGGCAGATATATTTGATGCTTTCCAAACTATAGCTGGCGAAATAAATGTTATAAAAGAATTCGAAGAAAGCAAAAAAGCAAAAGGTAGAAATTAATGGCTGTTAATAAATATATATTAGATGTACAGGCTAAAGGTACGGGCAAAACCCGCAAGGCTCTTGGAGGCGTCAATAAATCTGTTCAAGGGATGACAAAAGGTTTTGCCGGTTCAGTTGCCAAGCTAGTTGGGTTTGGTGGTGCTATGGCCGTAGTAGGTAAATCTATAACTGCCTATGGTAAGTTTGAAGGAATAAATACCGGCTTTAAAAATATGGCTCAAAATGCCGGATGGTCTACGCAGGCTTTAGAGAAAATGAGGGAAGCAACAGCAGGAACTGCCGACGATATGATGTTGATGGAAAAGGCAAACAACGCTATGATGCTTGGAGTTGCTGAGTCTGATGATGCTATGGCTGAACTAATGAACACAGCTATGAGGCTAGGAGAGTCGCTAGGATTAGACACAGAAACTGCTCTTGACTCTCTTGTTACAGGAATGGGAAGGCAGTCCAAATTGATGCTTGACAATCTTGGTATTATGGTTGATACAAACAAAGCATACGAAGTTTATGCAGATGAGCTTGGAATTTCATCAAAAGCACTAACAGATGCTCAGAAAAAACAGGCTTTTAACAACGCAACAATGAAAGAAGCAAGCAGGCTAGTTGAAGAATTAGGGCCGGACACCGAAACTGCCGGCAGAGCATTAAAAAGAATGGGTGCTGATACTATGAACCTTGCTGTGTCCTTTGGAAAATTTTTAGCACCGGGTATTGAGAGAGTTTCTGAGGGCTATGGTAGTATGACAGAGTCGATGGGGGAAGCATTTAATTTGTTATCAAAGGTTGATTGGGCAGAATCTTTTAAAGGCTTAGGAGTGAATTTATCAGAAGTAGCAAAGAATGTATTCCAAACTTTAGTTCTAGCCTTTAGTTCTGTGGGAAAATATCTATGGAATGATTTGGGGCCTGATATGTGGAAATTTTTTAAAAACTTCTTCACCCGTCTATTGGAGGAAGCAAAAAAACTAGGACAATATATTTGGGAACCTTTGAAATTGTTTGGAATAATTTCCGCTTTACAAATTCAGAAAAAATATAACAGTTTCTTCTACAGTATCAGAGGGTTAGTACAGACTTATATGGTGCAACCTATGGCTCAAGCAACTAATCAAATTTTAAAAATGGTTAATGCTACTCTAAACCAAATGAATAAATTGCTCACCTATATGGGTAAACAGACATTTGAGCCTGTGAAGTTGATTGACGTAGAGTCGTTACATACAGCAGAGGAAGATTTAAAGGCGGCACAAGAACCTCTTGATAAACTTATTGCACATTTTCGCAAACAACTTTCAGAAACTGAGTTTATGAAAGATATGTTTGAAGCAGTTGCAGATGATACTAAAACATTTAGAGAGCAACTTGCAGAGATATGGTCGGACACCGATGATGTTATAAAGATTAAAATTGATGATGATGGGACTATATCGTTGGTCAAAGAAGAGCTCGAAAATATCGACAACAGGAATTGGTTTCAAAAAATCAGGGATTGGTGGAAAGGGATGACAGGGGACACCAAACCCGAAGAATGGGGCAGGGCTTGGAATAATACTTTTACTGAAATAAATAATACAGTTGGGGCTTTAGGGGATATGTGGGGACAGCAAGCAGACTCAGCACAGTCTGCAATGGAAGAACAGATCCAATTATCTAACGACGCCTATTCCGCAGAGAAGGAATTGATTGAGGCCTCTATGGAAAGTGGGGAGGAGAAAACGGAAAGACTCGCCAAACTAGAACAGGACAGAGTAGATGCAGAGCAAAGAATAAGAGATGCAGAAGAAGGCAAAATCAGAGACTTAAGGAGAACCAAAGCACAGGCTGAAATAGCTCAGGCGATAATTTCAGGAGGACACGCGATAGTGACAGGATGGGCCAACCCTTTTCCATTAAATATAGCTATTGCAGGTCTGATCGCAGCTCAGACAGGAATACAAATCGGAATGATGAAATCAGAGATGGCGAAACTTCAACACGGTGGAGAATTTATAGCTGACAGACCAACGCCAATAATGGTGGGAGAAGCGGGGCAAGCTGAAAGAGTACGAGTAACTCCATTAAGTGCTACTAATAGAAATATCGGTTCAGGGGGAGGGCAAACAAATATCAGCATCAACGTGTCTGGCAATGTTTTAACTAGGGATTTTGTGAAAGATGAATTAGTGGAAGAACTCCAAAATGCAGTACGAAGGGGTTTGATCTACGCAGAATCTAACAATAATACAACAACTAAATTATATTTTGATGGCTAAAATGAATGATAAAGGTTGATTATAACTATGCGTATTTTATTTTGACAAGCAATTTAACAAATATTATCCCAGTAATAAAAATAGATACGGATTTATATTTATCTACTATCGCTATTGCAATTGGAGATGGCAAAAAAACATACCCTCTTTTAAAAGGTTTTCCGCTTATAGATAAGAAAGTTGATTTCCAGAAAAGCAAAGTCACAAGCGGGGGGTTGAGTTTTAATGTAGATAACTCGATAATTAGTGGATTTTCTTTTGATGCATTATTAAAAAAGCATACATCGTTTTTAAGTTCTTCCGGTATAAAGCTAACTGGCTTATCAATTGAATTATTTTATGCAGTGCCTGTTGTTCAAAATGATTATGATCCTGAGATGGAAGCAAGTAACCCTGATGATGCGGGGCTAAAGGCGGGGAGCTATAAATCATATACATTATTGGAATCGCATTACAAGGGTACTATCCAGAGCATCAAAGTTAAAAATAAAATTTGCTCTATTCAGGCAGTGGATGGGTTGAATGTAGATCAAAAGGGAGGAATGGTACCATACAACCCTGATTATGCATCAGCATACGGAGTAGATTTAAAAGATGTACCTTTGGGAAAAAATCAAGAAAGAAAATACTCAATAGAAGATTTAAATATATTTGACCAATATTACATTGAAGACCCTTCAAACCTAATCAACATTAAGTATTGGGATAGTGAGGCAAGTGATTATTTTCACATTAAGCCTTTTATGGACATAAATTACCTTAAATATGACCTTCCGCAAGAAGTGTTGGCTGTGATTTATGATTTAGGGCTTTACCCTTCTGATGCTTTAAATGTTGGAGCTCAGCAGTATGTGTGGAATGGGAGATTCGTTGATTTAGGCTATGAAGGATCTGATTTTACCAACCATATCGCAACTGCAAATGCAGTAGAAGTGCACAGAGTTGTTTACCCTGAATACAATGAGCTGAAGATTGGAAAAGAGCATAATTATTATGAAAGAAGAACATATTTACCATTAACACCAACAGCTCACACATCAACTGAGCCAGATTGGGTAATGAGATCCGTATTTGACTTAACAGGAGCAGAAGGGGTTGGACTCTCTACTATTGTACCGGGAACATTAGCAAATATTAATTCCGGGCAAGGTGCATTAGAGGTGCGGGGTGCTGAGTGCAGAATGTTATATAATAATGCAGGGTCTGGAATGGGAGACCCTGCCGTTTGGGAAATGTTTAATATTTCTTTTGGGTTTGTAATGCCTCCGCAAAATTCTGTAAGCGGATGGGACAATTCTTGTTTAATACCTTTAGTAAAATACCAGATGCATATGAAACAAGTAACTAAAGCTTTTTATACTGAATACGGTGGAACGTTAGAGAATAAGTGGCATCATACCTCTCCGGAAGAATATGGGGGCATACATATTGGGGGAATATTAAATTCACTACCATATGATGAGGATGTTTTATCAAATCACGGATTAAATCCAGAAAACTTATTTCATATACAAGGATCTTCAGATGATGTACAAACCGGACAATTAAAAGCAATTAATTGTGGACAAGATGCAGATACTAATACTACTGGAGCAACAGCTACTGCGAGTTGGAATGAAGGGAATTACCCAGAAATAAATTGCAATAACGTTATTCAGGATGCAGAGATGGATGATTATTTAACATTGTTTCCAAATAATACAGAAAGGTATAGGATATATGACGAATATACTCAGCCGGGTTCTTTCTTCTTAGAAGAACAGGCAGGGTTTGGGCAAGAAAGTTCAGGGAATAAGGTTTCCAGATTTCAATTGGGGATGCTTTATTATAGTGAAAATATTAATTTTCCAGATGGAGAAATCACAAGAGAGGCAATGGGCAAGGGTAGCATTGTTGCAAATTTTGATGCAGATGTTCATTATATGGGATATTTGCAAACATTTCCGGCAACGTTGAACGATAAAATATTAGTAGCTGACATTAAAGAGGGGAGAAAAGATGACTCTAGTCTTTACTCATCAAGCAATTTACTACCATTTATTATCAAAGATATTGCTAAAAATGAAGCGGGCAGGCAGACAGGTTCAAATATGTTTTGGGGCAATGGATCGGATGCAGATATACAAAAGATGAAAAAAGTTTTCGAGCTATGGAAATTATTGGGTAGCTCAAATATCCCACCAGTAAATGATTTATACTCAACTATGCTTGGGGACTACTCTTACGTTCTATATGAACAGCGACCATATAAAGAAGAAATTGAAAAATTATTAAAATATACTCCCGGCTTTATTGCTTATGAGGGGGATGAAATCAGATTTAAATATATATTGCCATTATATGGTATCAATTCGCATCAGGGCAGTTACGGCAATATTAGCAGTACCTATTTTGAAGATTTAGTTGATTATTTTAAAATTTCTGCATCTGATGTAATTAGTATGGATTTTGAAAAAACCCCAATTGAAAAAGTTATTAGTAACGTTACTTACGATTATAGATGGAGGCAGGCACAAGAAACATACACACGGTCTGGCTCCTATGATATAAAAGAGGCTTACGATTCTTCTTTGGAATTAGCCAGCGATAGCTGGGATGATATAAAATTTGACACTATTAATGACCATCAAAATAATTATCCACGAATATCATTTCTAGTTACAGAAGGGGAAGGTACTTTAAATTTTAAAGATCTGGAAATGGACAAATTCATATTTGGAATGAAACCCGGTAATAATGACAGCCAATACCAACCTCCACAATGGAACAATGGACATACTCATCTTTGCGGGTTTACAGTATATATGGATAATGGAGAAGCACTTACTTCTTTTATATACAATGGAAGATCTGGTAACGATACAGATTATTATAGCCCTTTTCCTTCTTACAACAACCCATTTGGATATTATTTAGAAGGAGAAACTACAACAGCATTTGGGCTTACATCTGATGGTGGCTGGCACTGGATGCAAAATGATGATAGATATAATAACCCGTTAGATCCTAACGACCCAATGTATAGCATTGATTTGGCTCAGGTTGTTAGAATAGACATACACGATGTGTGGTATGCAAATACTTTTGGAAGTGATGGACAAAGATTTTACAGATCTAATGATAGGCTTCAAGGCAACAGAAGGATGTCGCAAGTTGGCTATGCAGACGATGAAGACCCTTCGCATCGCAACTGTTACGAAAAAATATTATCATATAGTGCCAATGACTATTATAATTGGAATAGTGCTTTTTCGAATGGAGCAACCTTTACTGCAACACGATTGACAGACGAGGAGGTTGTAGAATGGGAAGATGAATATTACTATGAAGACACGGAGCCGGAAGATGATGGGGAAGGAACTGGAGACGATACTACTGGCGATGACCAAGATGATGTACAGGAAGATTATGAAGGCGAAGAGTTTGAAGATTTTGATCCGGGAGAAGATTGGGATCATTACGAAGAGCCAGCAGATGAGGGAGAAAATTTATTTGAATTTACAGATGGTGCTTGGTATAGATATACTAATTATTATCCTAAAGAAGAATTGCACGAACACATAGAAATACCATTTACTGATAGTCCTGAAACAGCTAGATTTATAGCACGAAATTATGTGCATAGGAAATGCAACCCAGATACTGTTATAAAATTAACATTGCCTATGAAATATTCTTTGATTGAGGTTGGGGATGTTCTCTGGTTTGATGGTTTGGTTAAAAATGAAAAGATGTTTGATATGGACTACTCGTTCTGGGGCTACGTAAAGGATTTATCTACATACTATGGATTTGAAAATGACACGTTTGAGAATGTTTTAAATTATGTTGAAAATGGACAGCTTGTAACTCCATTTTTTATTGTTAGCAAAACAGAGAATTATGGAAACCAAATCAAGATGGAAGCTATTCAGGCACGACACTATACAGGGTTACAGGCAATAGACCCCTTTTCTGTGCAAAATCAAGGCTCTGATTTTTTAAAATTTTACCCTAACGTTCTTCAGCATTTAGGAGAGCCACCTGATTCAAATGAGATTGCTTTGGAATTTGAGCCGGGCGATGGCGGAGAGACACCTGATTTAGTTGAAGATTATGTTGAAGAATATAATTTAAACAATGAGGGGGCTTTGCTTGGGTGTTTTAGTTCTGAGCCTATGATATTAAATATGACACTTAACACTTTTGTTGAAAATACTAGCGATTACTCAGAAGCATCTCCGGTTTTATATGATCAGTTAGCTAATAGCACGGAATCAATAGACAAATTTCTTCGGTTTCCTTCGCAAACATCTGATTTATTTAGAATGACATCCGGATCTGCTTCGAATTATAACGACCATTATGTTGGGGAGTTTGAACTTGGGAATTTAGGAATGGGATATTTAAATAATTGGCAACAATTTGGGCATTTGTATGGTTTATTTTTTGCTAGCATTTATTGGTGTTTACAGCCTGAAGGATTTCCGACTTTTGAGGAACTCGGAGAAATGTGCATTGCAGAAGGATCTGGAATTATAAATAATGATTTCAAAAAAACAGCCTTAGTTATTACAACTCCATCAACGCAAATATTTTACGAGTTAGTGCCTAATTATAGCCACGAAAATGGGGAAGCCTTTGACTCTTTGCAAGTTAGAACGATTCAAGATGGGGAGGATATTGTATGGGCTATATATGAATATGATGCTCTATCTACAAATAATTTTCAGCCTATTAGTGTTAAATATGTATATGATGGCTCTGGGGATTATGTTGATTTTACTAATGCTAATTCTGATAATGCTGACAACTTTACTGCTATTGTAGATCATTTTTATAATATTCCTTTAGAGTCTGGGCAATCTATTGAATTTAAAAATTGCACAACCTTAAATTTGTTTGCCGTTAGCACATTTGTTGGGGAAGATATTATTATAACATATACGGAACAGCCAGAAGCAGAGGTATTAGTTGGAGATATTAATGCAGATGGAATTGTAAACATTTTAGATGTGGTAATTTTGATCAATATGGTTTTAGGTAATATTGAAGCAGATATAGCTACTGGAGATATTAGTGGGGATGGAATAATAAATATATTAGATGTTGTACAGCTTATGACAATAGTATTGGAGCAATAAATGAGATATAAAACAAAAAGCAGTAAAAAGTTTGTGCAAGGAAAAAGCAAAATAAAATTTATGAAAGAGATAGGAGAAAGCCCTACATATATTAATATTCAGTATGGCGATGGATATGTGAACATTGAATCCAACTCGTACAATTTTGGAGCAATAGAGATTTATTATGAGGGAAAGAATTTAAAAATTGATTCTTTGACAGAAGGCTGGCTACTTGGAGATAATGGAAATAGATTGATATTAGTAAACTTAAATAATACTCCGATACAAACTACAATGCTGGCTTATACTGGAAGGATTGAGATAAAATCTGCCATAGCAGTAACGTGGGGTTTAGATTATGTTCCGGCATCTATTATTGACAAAAGCTCTGAAAAAACATCAAAGCTCGCTGGAAGTATAAACCAGATGGGTACTCCTTTTGCAAATATGGGCAAAGATGGATTTGTTGGATCTAAAGGAAGCACGACCAAGCGAGGAGAATTATTGACAAAATTAAAAAGACAAGCATTTGTTCAATCAGGAATAAAGTTTTCAATCATAGAAGGAGGAGGAGGTACGATACAATCTGAAGATTGGGAGGAGACTGATTGGGATGAGATAAAAAATGAATCTGGAGGCTTTATACCTCTGGGAAGGGGTGGCAGATAAATGGCAAATTTAGTACCGGGCAAAATAGGAATTTTTACTAATTTTATTTTTCAGCAATATGCTATGGGCAACAAATTCAAGATTGAGTTTTATGTTGATGGAACTTTAGTATCAGAAAATAGAATTGATGACATAGGAAGATTTTTAAACGATCCTTACTCAGATAAGTATATTATAACAGATTCATCAGTTACAGAAAAAGTATCTTATAAAATAATTTTTGACCATTATATTCCAGTTCAGCATCTGCAAAGTATTAATTATGTAGCATTTGCCGGGCATAATTTCAATTCTTCTATTTTTGCAAGTGGGAGATGTGAGATAAGTTGGGGGAAAATAGTACGATCAGATACAGGAGCTCAGGTAAGTGCTATCCACCATTACACAAGTTCGCAAATGATTGGGGGAGAGCTTCGGAGTTTACAATCTATTACTGACGGATTTTCTGGGGTAAATATTGGAATAAAAGGAGACGGATTTGGGCTGAGTAGTTTTAAAGGCTATGATCACGTTGATTACATTGAGGAAAGCGGGACTCGGATTTCTTTAATGACTAAAGAGATATGGGTTGAACTTTATAAATCAGATTCAAATGCTGTAACTTTTGGTACGGGAACAGATATACGAAACCCTATTTTAAATTCTATAATGATTGGAAACCATTGGAAATCAGACAGAGAACCAAATACTGGATCAAGTGTTTCTTTAGATTCTAACCATTACACCGTGAAAAAGACAACGGGCGGTAAAGATATTATAAATACTAATTATCTAGGCAGACCAATGTTTTCGCAAGCAGAAAGGCTACCAGCATTTGAACTTCTGGATGATACGAGTGGATCTGGTGTTAATTGGGGGAATTGGAAAAATAGACCCAATATATTTACAAGCCTACCTAGAAAATCTTTTAAATGCAATTTTAACTATTTTGACGTTGATAAAATATTTCCAGACCATTTGGCTCAAGTTGGACACAACAACGATTATTTGTATAGCTCTGTTTATAGTGGAACGGGGACATACGATTCTTTTTATGAAGCAGTTATTTATCCGACAATTAATGGGCAGTGCTCTGTATTGTTTTGCTTTTCTACAAATGATGAATCAGAAGATACTGGAGTGATGGGCATCGATCCTTCGTCTTTTTGTATGGCTCGGCTCTCAGGGAATGAACTTAATTTTCAGGAGGTTGCCCCAAATCTTTACGACATAGCAATAGAAGTTGAGGAAATATGGTAGTATAAAATTACCCTGCTGGAGCCTGTTGATGAATAGCAACTACATCCTTCTTCTTCCTCCATCCCGCAAAAACACTCTGGCAGGGTATAGTATTTTACAAATCTTTCTTACAGAAAAGTGTGACCAATTCCATTTAATGATTTAATCAAATGGATTTGCTGATCTGGGCAAATGCATTAGCTAAAACCAAACCATTTCTTTACATTAAATAAAAAAAAGCTTGTTTAAAACTTTATTTCTTTATACTTTATAAAGTAAGTTGGGTGCTTTTTGACATAGTTGGTTTGGGGTATTAGGCAACATTGCCTTTAACTTAAGGAAAAGGAGAAACAATGGAAAATCCAAATGGAAAAACAGTAGCTCAAAAGATGTACGAGAAATTTGCTATGCTGACTAAAACGTTATTGCTCAGCAAAAAGGCAAAATCGGTGGTAACAGTAATGCGAGCTATAGATCGGAGTGACAATGAATCTCTGGTAATATGTTTGGATACAAAAAAAGCGATTATCCCGATAGCAAAATTGCTATCAGCAGAAGAATGTAGATCATTCGATTATGATCGCTATACTCACGAAGAAGTGACAAAAGTATTCTGGGATCTTTTATCGAAAGATAAACGAGTAACACCAGATGATTTCAATTGCATTAGCCGGTATGGAGAAGAGCAATTTGAATCACTACTAAAGTCGTGGGACTAGCCTGACTGACGAGTCCTGAATGGATGAAACCCCCGCCCCCTTCTTTTAAGAGGGGGGCTTGGGCGACAAAGCAGATTTATACTGATTGAATTATTTTATATTTTTTAAAGAAAGTGCTTTACAATGTGTAAAATTATTAGTACTTTATAATATCGGCTCCGGAAAAGAATCCGGGCTTATTAAAAAAAGGAAAAGGAGAAACAATGAAGAAGACAATAAAGACAGCATTATCATATGAAGAATCAAAACTAATATTTTTAATATTAACTAAGAAGCTGGGATATAAGAAAAGCGATATATTGAACGATCCAGATCCAGCAAAATCAAATTTTAATAAATTATTATTGGACAGCGATGTAATGCTCAAAGTTGCTGAAATAGCCTTTAAATTAAAACCATCTACAATGAAAGGTTGGGATGATGCAGAAAAAGCCGTATTTGGAGTTGTGGACAAGTTTGGTGGCTCTATGAGTGATTTTGTAAACTTTCAAACAATCGAACAAGAGGTTATATAATGGCTGACAATATGAAATTAAATAAAATTGTAAATGCTTTATTAAGAGAGGAGAGTTGGGTATTTCATAAATGGATTGCGACCAATTCAATGGTGCGAATATCTATACGAAACGGCTATGCTGGATTAAAAGAAAGAATCAAAATTATCCAGATATTAAGAAAAAGCAAACAAGTGGAATTGGTAGGACTAGATCAATTGGATGATTCTTTGGTTTTATCAATAAAAAAAGGGAAGGGGCTTGCATAATGAGTAGTTTGACATTACAGATTCTACATATAATGATATTTGCTGTATGGGGTTGCTTTATGGTGTGGGCAATATTTGGGATGGATCAAAATGATTAAAAGGGTTTTAGTTTATTTGGTAATGCTCACATTTTGTTTCCAATGTTGGTATGAATTAATTAATTACATAATCGGATAAGGAAAAGAAAATGGCACAATACAAAAACAAGGAGACAGGGATGGATAAAAATAATATGGATGTGCATTATAGTATGAAATCTTATGAGTGGGCAACCCCTCAAGCCTTATTTGACAAATTAAATGCTGAGTTTGGTTTTACTCTTGATCCTTGTTGCACAAAAGAGTCAGCAAAATGCAAAAAATATTATACAAAAGAAGATGATGGTTTAAGCCAAGACTGGACTAATGAAATAGTATTTATGAATCCACCATATGGTAGAGAAATTTCAAAATGGATAGAAAAAGCATATAAAGAATCATTGAAAGGTGCAACAGTAGTATGTTTAATCCCAGCTAGAACAGATACTAAATACTATCATAATTATATATTTCCATTTGCTGAAATTAGATTTTTGAAAGGCAGGGTTAAGTTTGAAAAAGAAGGATACTATGCTCCAGCACCATTTCCATCTGCAATAGCAATATTTAATGAGACTAAAACAGAAAATGTTTCTGAGGAAACTATACTTGCTAACAAAGTTAATAGGTTGAAAGATATGGGATATGAAATAACAAAGGAGAACAAATAAATGGAGAGCTATTTTATGTATGAGGGCAAAAAGGCTAAACATTTTGCAACATCCCGTTGGGGATTAATTTCGCAAGTAACTATATATTATGTAAAAAATACGAAATTGTTTAATAAATTATATAATATAAAGCGAAGGGGGTTTTGATGATTAAGGGCGAGCTTACAAGTGCAGACATCTGGGACTTTGTAGATTTCAGGGATTTGCTAGGAATTACTAGAGCTACAACCCTTCACGATTGGGACATACATATAGAAGAATGTGCTGTTTATTATAAATTAAATCATTACGAGGGGCATTTTGAGATTGATATTGATAGAGTTGTGATTGATTTTGAATATTCGGATCTAAATGATGAAAATAGATTTAAAAGTTCAAAACATAGGACTCTGGATCTCTCAGATTGGGAAATTGGGATAACCTTGCAATCAAAAGCAGACGACGAATATGGGGGAGAGATCAAGCGAAGATCTTTTGGAGTGTATCCTTACCAAATGGAGATAGACAAAGGGCAAAAGCTCTTAATAAAATTTGTAGTTAGCTAAAAAAAAGAAGAAGGAGAAAAGATGGACATTAAAGACCTAGCAAAGAAATATGGGTTGAAGCGAGATGATTTCTGGGAGTTGCACGGAAATTGGATTTTGACTCACGATGCAGTAACCAAAATTATGCACGAAGAAGGCATAATAATAAAACGATTAGAGTCAATTTTTCAATCTGAAGATTCAAGCCGGTTTATTGTAACGGCATCAAAGGTTATCAGGGAAGAAAATGGGGATCACAATTTCATTTCTATTACTTCAGTTGGCGAAGCAGATCGAAAGAATTGCCGAATCCCTTACCTATCATCAATGGCTGAGAAACGGGGAATTGACCGATGTGTTTTAAAGTTGATTAGAGCATATGAATATGGGATATATTCTGAGGTAGAAGCAGATGATTTTAAGAAAGGGGATTCAAATGGCTAAAGTTAAGGGGATTTGGTTGAAAAGTCGCAGATACATTGAATGCAATGACTTTGAGTTTGATATGTATGTTGAATCTATAAAGAAGAAAAGGTTGCTTAAAACGGCAAAATCAAAAGAAAAAACATAATTTTAATATAAGAGGGTATCACCTACCTATAAATTCCGCGATTTTTAGGTTTCCTTTTCCTTGATACCCTCTTTAAACTTATATAAAGAAGAAGGAGAAAAGATGACGGGCAAAATGATAGAGAGTTTATTGGAAGATCTGGGAAGGTCGCAAAGATGGTTATCTCAAAAATTGGGAATAACCTCGATGACGGTTTCACTATGGATCAAAAATAATACCAAGCTAAAATCAAAATATACAAAAATGATTCTAAAATTAATTTCAGAGGAAGCATATGTATTAAACGACAATGCTAATTGGCTTAGTAGTTTGATCAAGAATGAGGGGAGAGTTGATGGCTCTAGGTTGGATTAGTTTACACCGGAAGGTTTTAGAAAATCCGGTAATAAAACCAAAGGGAAGGTTCTCAGATTTTGAGGCTTGGGTATTTTTACTGCTTAAAGCTAGTCACGAAGAAAACAAGGTGCGAGTTGGGACATACATATATAAAGTGAAATCTGGAGATATAATAACATCACAGAAAAAACTTTGTTTGAGGTTCAAATGGGGCAACTCAAAGCTGAGAAATTTTTTAAAAATGCTAGAATCTGATGAAATGATAGCAGTTGAAACAAATTGCAAATTAACACGGATAACTATATTGAATTTCGACCAGTTGCAGAATAAACAAATCGCAAATAAATCAAAAACAAACCAAAAACAAATCGCTAATAAATCAGAAACAAATACATATAATAATGATAATAAACTTAATAATGTAAATAAAAGAAAAGACAAATTCTCCAGAGAGGTTGTGGCTCATTGTGTGAAAAGCAACTATCTGGATAAAGAGGGACAAGTTTATTTTCCAGAATTAGTTGAGGAATTTATTGGATATTGGACTGAGATGAATCGAACTAAAACACGGATGCGATTTGAGATGGAGAAAACTTTTGAGATAAGCAGAAGGATCTCTACTTGGATAGCAAGGCATAAAGATTGGGGAAAAACCAATATAAAGAACAAAGAGATCAACGAATTTAAATTAGATTCTACGGGCAATGCTTATATTGGTTATTGCTCAAAGTGTAATAAATCGGATTTCTATGATAAATATAATATCAGAAATGTTGATAGCAGTTGTTGTAATGTTAAAATAAACCCAAAAAGGAGAAAAGATGAAAAAAGTAATAAATCAAGTTATGCAAACCAATGATTATTCTTTATTTAAAAAGATGAAAGGCAATAGGGATGTGAATATTGCACACCATAAAAGATTAAAAAAATCAATAGAGGAAGAATCGCTTCAAGTTCCAATAATAGTAAATGAAAAAATGGAAATATGCGATGGGCAAACTCGCTTTGGAGTGTGGAAAGAATTAAAATTACCAGTAATATATATAGTAGTCAAAGGATATAGTTTACCACAAGTCCAGAGGCTTAACAGCAATATTAAAAATTGGACATTAAAAGATTTTGCTGATTGCTACTGTGATTTAAATAATAAAAATTACCTACAATATAGAGATTTTGTGGGAAAATATGGATTGGGGGGCTATGAATCAATCGCAATGCTTTCTGGGACACCTAATGGCTCTGGGAAAAATTTCGAGAGGTTCAAGACCGGGCAGTTTAAAGTTAAATCATATAGAAAAGCTTGTAAAGAAGCAGAAAAAGTGATTCAGATGGAGCAATATTACGAAGGATATAAAAGGAGATCTTTTGTTTTTGCTTTGTTGCAATTAATAAATAATAAGGAGTTTGATTTTGCTCAATTACTCCAAAAATTATCTTACCAATCAACAAAATTAGTGCATTGTACAAATAAGATCCAATATTTAAGCTTATTGCAAGATATTTATAACTACAATTCCAAAAAGAAAGTTAATTTAATGTATAGCTAAGGGGGAGAAAATGAGAGTAACAAGGATATATAATATACAAAAAAGCAATGTAAGATGTTTTTTTGATCTGGAAATAATAGAAGGTGCTGTAATAAAGGGTTTTAAATTAGTATCTGGTAGCAAGGGCGACTTTATTTCCGGACCTTCTTATAAAAAAGAAGATGGGGAGTACCAGAACATCGCTTGGATAAGAGAACCGGCAAGCTCTAATATACTCGAAACCATAAAAGCACTATATGATAAAAATAGAGAAGGTGCTTACAATGTTGTAAATATGGATAAAGGTAGAGCCACTTATTTGAACGAGGTGGGGACAAAAAATGAGACCAAGCCAGAAGATGCATTTGGGGATCTCCCGTTCTAATGGCTATAAGAAAACTAGAACCTCTAATACGGGATATATTGGAAACAGATGAAAAGGCAAGAGATAATGATGATTATTTATTTGTACAAATCTGCAAACAATATATCTCGCATTGGAAGGGATTAGATTTAAATACATTCTTTTTTTATATGGAAAATAATGCTGTGCCTAATTATAGATCTGTAACTAGATGCCGATCAAAATTGCAAGAGCTAAATGAGGATCTTAGGGGCAAGATGTATGGAAAAAGAAAAGAACAAGGCGAAAAAGTTAAAGAGGAATTATTACAATGGAAAGAGGTAAACAAAAATCAAGGAGACCTATTTTAAGTGAAACAAAGAAAAAAATAGATCCAGAAGAATCAAAACAAAAACATACACTTGCTCCAATGGGGAAGATTGAGCAGATAAGAAATGCCCATAAAGTAATGCAACAGAATTTTAAAAAAGAGGGCAGAGTCACTATGAAGCAACAAGAACGATATAAATGGAGAAAAAAGTTGCAAAAAAAAGTAGGCTATAAAAGTGACAACGATTTATGGTAAAAAGTATTACATTATATTATGGTTCTAGATTTTGAATTAGAGGAATTTGATAGCTTAGCAGAAGATCAGATTGAGGTAATATATGCTTGTTATATGTTGAAATCTATGGAAAAGCAGTACGGATTTACATTTACTAAATTTTCACTAAGCGAAGAGGTTTATGATAAATGCGAAAAGATGGAATTTTTACAATTTAAATTGAGCCAGCCAACTATGTTTGAAATATTTGAGGAGCTAGAAGCATTAGGGTTGCTTCAAGATAGACAGACAATTAAAAAGATGATGGCGAAAGGATAAAATGAAAACGAAAAAACCTCTCACACCCGGAGCATTAATTTTTACATTCTTTATTATTATATTTGGTTGGACGACATTTTTATTAGTAAACTACGGGTATTTAAAACTTGTATTAAAACTAATAAATATTGACTGACCTTATAATTATACCCACCACAATATATTCCAGAAACAAGATAGATAAACTCCACTGGAGTAAAAAAACCAAATTGCGAAATGATTATCAGTATTTAATACGATCGCAAATGCAAATTGAAAAAATTGAGAAAGTTTCTGACCATACAAAGTGTTCGCTGTCTATCCAGATATATAGAAAAAGGATCATAGATTGGGATAATCTGGTTGGAGGTTGTAAACAGCTAATTGATGCTTTGTGCAAAGAATTGTATATTTATGATGATTCTGACAAATATTTAGGAATACCGGAAATAGAGCAACACAAATCTGCTGGCAATGAGTTTGTTTTGATCAGGAGGGAGTTGATTTGAGAGTGTATATAAAAAACAGAAAAAAGTCCAAGACACGATGCTAAATATATCACACATTAGTTGGCTGGAAGTTGCAACTCAACGAGGGGATAATAAAGCCTTGAAAAACAAAAAACTCTACATATACACTCTCAATGACTGGGCTTAAATTTTTAAACCATATCAGGAAACAAACATATTGCTCTATATGTATGAGAGATGGACCAGTAGAACCGCACCATTTAAAAGCAGTAGGAATGGGAAGAAATAGAAAAAAAGAAATGGCGAGGCATTATACTTGCATACCGGTGTGCCGACCTTGCCATATGGACTACCATAATATAGGCATCAAAGATTTTGAGAAGAAGCACGGGATTTCAGTTTATAAGGTAAACCATAGATATTTAGTTGCATACATATTAGCTAATTTGGAGGGTAGAGAATGGATGGAAATTTAAAAATAGTAAATAGAGATATTGATGATTTAATACCAGCAGAATATAACCCAAGACAATTAAGCAAAGATCAATATAGACAATTACGAGATAGCATTAAAAGATTTGGGCTCGTAGATCCAATTATAGTAAATATAAATAAAGATAGAGAAGATATAATAATTGGAGGACATCAGAGAGTAAAAGTTGCAAGATCTGTTGGATTGGACGAAGTGCCCTGCGTTGAAATAGATTTAACCTATGAAAAAGAAAGAGAATTAAATATCAGGCTCAACAAAAATACGGGAGAGTTTGACTATGATGTTTTGGCTAATATGTTTGACATAGATGAATTGATTGATTGGGGGTTTAGTGAAACAGATTTTAATAAAATTTTAAGCATTGATCCAGATGAAGATGAGCCAGAACTTGAAATATCTCCAGAGCTTTTTGAGCGACACGATTATGTTTTATTTTATTTTGATAATGAGTTTGATTGGAATGTAATTTCTGAACTGTTCGATTTAAATGCAGTCTATGATCCAAATAAAAGCAAAAAAATGAGGACTAAAGGATTGGGACGAGTAATAAAAGGGAAAAAATTATTGGAATTATTAGATGACGAATAAATTACACATAGCTATTAGATCTTATAAAAGGGCAGGAGATGTAAAGACGATTGATATATTTAAAGATGCAACTATCTGGATTCCAGAGTCACAGAAAGAAGATTATGAAAAGCATTATACAAATATTCAATGTATCCCAGATAATGAAGATGGAAATAGCTCAAGGAAGCTAAACAGCATATTAAATAGATGCGAGGCAGATTGGATTTTGATTTTAGATGATGATATAACTGACATTTGCTATTGGGAGAAGGGGCAGAAATACTCTGTTAGCCCTGATGAAATAGAAGATATTATAAAACATTATTTTCAAGTTGCGGAAGATTTAGGGGTAAAGCTTTGGGGGATTAATGTTAATGGAGACCCAATGAGCTACAGGGTTTACTCGCCTATTTCTTTTTTATCTCCAGTATTAGCTCCATTTAGCGGACACTTAAAAACCGATTTAAGATATGACGAGGAGATACCATATAAAGAAGATTATGATTTCTGGCTACAAAATATAAGAAAGTATCGCAAGACATTAAGAGTAAACAAGTACCATTATATGCATTATCACGGATCAGGATTAAAAGGGGGGCTAGTAGGGAAAAGAACAATGGAGAAGGAGAAAAAGTCTGTTGATAATATGATTAAAAAATGGGGATCGCAAGTTTTTAAAGGGACAAAGGCAAGCGGGTTGAATAAGCAAGAAAACATTTTAAATTCACAAGTTAAGGTGCCGATTAAAGGATTATAATGGCTAGACCGAAAAAATATAAAATTGATGCCGAACAAGTTGAAAAGCTCGCTTCTTTTGGGTGTACCAATAAAGAAATCGCATCTTTTTTTGGATGTGAGGAAAGTTTGATTTCAAAGAGTTATTCAAGATATATTACAAAAGGGAAGGCTAAAGGAAATATACGGCTAAGGCAAATGCAATGGAAGGCTTGCGAAAACGGGAATGTATCGATGCTTATCTGGTTGGGCAAACAAGTATTAAAACAATCAGAATCCCCAGAGAACCAAGTTGAAGAACTACCAACGGGCTTTGATTTAAATGAAATATGAAGCATCTTTTGATGTTTTTAAGCACCAGAATAAATTTATACGCACTAGAAAAAAATTTCCAGCTCTAGTTGGAGGTTACGGATCAGGCAAGACAGTAGCCTTGTGCCTTAAGGCTTTGCTCGAATTAGGAAGAAATCCAAACAAAACAATATTATTAGCAGAACCAGTATATCCAATGGTGCGAGATGTGTTACAGCCTACCTTAGAGAAATGCTTAAAAGATGTTGGATTCAATTATAGATATAAAGCGGGCGAAGTTATGTATGATATAAGCTGGACAGGAGGTGGTGGGAAAATTATTTTAAGATCAGCAGAGAACTGGAGAAGGTGGGCGGGGTTGAATCTTGCGGGGTTCGGGATAGATGAAGCCTGCCTACTTAAAGATGATTCAGCTTGGAGGATGGGGATCTCAAGATTGAGGGATGGACACCACCTAACAGGGTTTACTGCATCAACCCCAGAAGGTTTTAATTGGCATTACAATTATTGGGTGGGAGATAAAAAAAATGATTATGAGTTAATACAAGCCAAATCTTCTGATAATAAATTTTTACCACAAGAGTTTATTGATAGCCTTTATGAAAACTATGATGAAAGATTAATACTTGCATATTTGCACGGACAGTATGTAAACTTACAGCACGGACAGACTTATTATGGGTTCAAAAGAGAAAAAAATGTACAAGAAGTCCAATACAACCCACACCTCCCCTTACATATCGGGATGGACTTCAACATCGAGCCAATTACTGCCGTACTTTTCCAAACCTACAACGACAAGCCAATGGTGCGAGTGTTTGATGAATTTCAAATATACCACAGTGGCAAAAACGAACTCTTAACAGAGACCTTAGCCAAACAAATAAAAGAAAGGTACGAGAAACTAGATCTGATGGGCAAGCCTGTATTAAGAGGAGCTTATATTTGCTATCCTGACCCAAGCGGGAAAAATAGACACACCTCTGCATATTATTCAGACCACGATATATTGCGGAAAGAGGGTTTTGATGTTAGAGTTCCACGAAGATCGCCTTTGGTTATTGATTCAGTTAATGCAGTGAACAAGGCTATGGATTTTACAATAATAGATCCTAAATGCAAAAACCTAATCAAAGACCTTGAACAAGTTGTAAACAAAGAAGGCACTCGCGATATAGATAAAACCAACAAAGATCTTACTCACCTTTCTGACGGATTTAGATATGCAATTAATTATCTTTACCCAATAAGGAAACCAAGAGCAACCTCAATTATGGCTTAGGAGAGAAATGATTTATTTTAGCAATGCATCGCAAGCAGTTTCAGATTCAATACAAATGCTTAAATCCATTAATCAAGATGTGACATTCGCTCGCAGGGATATGGCGATAGAATATTATACTTACGGGAACACATCTAAATATATACAAGATTTCTTTGGGGGATCTCTCCAAAAAGAATTACCTATTTACACGCAAAATATGACCAAAAGGTTGATTAACAGAAAGAGCTTAGTATATAAAAATGCACCTATCAGAAATTTTGAAACTGATTTTGTAGGCTATGAGGATATGATCGCCAAAAAGAACTGGAAGCTAAAAAGTTTTGAGAGGGTGCATAATTTGGTAGGCACATTGCCTGTTATGATATGTTGGAAGGATGACCATTTCACATATCAACCTATTATAAATTTTGCTCCTATCTTTAACCCAGAGAACCCTCTGGAACCAATGGCTATAACATATTTATTAAATAAGATGCCAGAAGACGTAGCATATGTAGAAGAAGACGTATATGTTTACTGGTCTAAGACAGAACATTTCTTGTTTGATGGAGAGGGGAGAAAATATGCTCCTAATGAAGATAACCCCGAAATGATAAACCCTTACGGCATATTACCTTTTGTATTTTTACAGCCAAATAATATGGTGGATGAATTTTGGAATGAGGGCGGTATGGACATAGTGGATGCTAACAGACAGATAGATTTATCAATGACTATGCTCCAACACCATATAAGATCGGCAGGAGGACAAGTGTATATTGAAGGCAGAGTTGATGATACAGAAATAGAGCTAGGACTTAATAAGATTTTAGCAGTTGAAGATGGAAAGGTTGGATCTATCAATCCGGGTGTAAATATACAATCTATAATCGAGGGCATAAAATTCCAACTATTGCATATCTTTCAAAATCACCACATAACCTTTGATTATGGACTGAGTGGAAGCAAATCAGGAGTTGCTTTAAAAATTGAAAATATGGAACTATTAGAGTCACGAGAAGATGATGTTGAAAAATATAGAATGATAGAAAAAGAAATATACGAAGTGGAAAAGGCTATTGCAGTTTATAATGGCTTTGTGTTGCCCGAAATGATGACTGTTGATTTTGCAGAAATTGATTTCCCTGATCCAGAGAAAGAGATGGAGCAATGGGAGTGGAAATGGAAACACGGCTTAGCTGATAAAATAGATTATTTGATGGAGCAAGATGCAGACAGATTCCAAAGCAGAGAAGAAGCAGAGGATTATTTGGCTGAAAGGAAAAGCTCTAGTACTAACGTAAAGATGAAAGCAGATCAACCTGAAAACATATTTAATATAAATGCCGGAACAGAAGAAAACTAACGAACAAGAAATTCTTGAACAGGCTATATTGGAACAAGAAAAGCTTGAGGAGAAAGTTGAAGAAAGTGCAGACAAGATTTTAAAAATGATTAATCTGGATGATCTATTAAAAGATCCTTCCGGGTATATAGCAAATTTAGCCAAGCAGTATTATTTGCATCATAAACCAGAAGTAATGAAGGCAATAGAGATAGGAGATAAAACTGCTAAAAAAATAATTAAGGAAATAAATGGCAAGAAAACCAAAATGGACGAAGAAGGAAATATTCTTACTAAACAAAAATCTGAGGATAGAAAACCTCCTAAATGATATAGCTCATTCTTTTGCAAAGAGTTTTATTGATGGGATAGAGAAAACCAGTACAGACATTAATGGTCAGCCGTTTGAGGAATTGACCTCAAATACAATTGAATTGAAGAAAGAGGCTGGATACTCTAACCCTGAGAAACCACTATGGGCAGAGGGAATAATGAAAGAAGTTTATTTAAAAGAAAGAGCCACTCAAGCAAGACCAGTAGCTAAAATAACTGTTCCCAAAAAGAAAGACAGACAAACTGTAGCAGTAAAGCACATAACTGGGGACAAAGTTAAAAAAAGAGAATGGTTCGGAGTTGGGAAAGTGCAAGAAGAAATTGGGAAGAAGACTGCAAGACTCCATTTAAAATCTGCATTAATGAAAAAGAAAAAAGGAGGAAAATGGAAACCTTCAAGATATTAAAAGGAGTTTGATGGAAACATACGACGATTTATCTATAGCTATACAAGCACTCATTGAAAGCAAATCTTTAATATACGGACAAGAGATTTACAATTGGGTTGAGCAGATGCAGTTAATGGGAGCCAATAGAGATACGATCTATGCTATAATGCTAGCAGATTTGGAAGATGGGGGGAGATTATTCGGACCTACAAAAAATGGGATTAAAAATGCAATAAAGGATGCTCTGGGGATGGCTAACAATATGGCTTCACAGCAAGCCTATGCTAATGCTGGATTAAAATTATTCAAATGGGTTACGGCATCAAAAGGAAAAAGTTGCCCAGATTGTGCATCAAGAGCTGGGAGAGTTGAAACTCTTGAATTATGGAACTCAGTAGGAAGACCTCAATCTGGATTTAGTATTTGCAGACAACATTGCAATTGCAAATTGGTAGCATCTGGATATGAGGGAGACACAACAATAGAAAGCAGAAATTTATAATGGATCCACTTCAAATATTATCAGAGTTTGGAGTGCCAATTAGTGTTGCTATGGCATTTGGTTTTTTTATTTGGAAGCAAAATAAATTCATACAAGACGAGCTAATGAAAGAGCTAGACGAAGATCAAAAAGAATTACGAGCTCAGTTTGAAAGACTTGAAGGGATAATAATTGGCTTAATCAATGCACAGAAAAAACATACTATTGACCTAAGAGGTTTAAACAAATCATATGAATCAATGGCTTATATAATACAAAAGCTATCAGGGAATGGATTAAAGGACAAGTTTAATGGGCACAAGTGAGGTACTGATTTTAAATTTTATTGCTTTTGTAGTTATGCCCATAACAGTTGAAACAACAATTTGCCTTAATCCCTCTCCAATCCATAGAGGAGCAGTTTGCAATTGGGAAGAAAAAAATTGGGAAGTAAAATTTGATATTGAAACTATGGAATACTATTACGAGTTAAAGCCTACGGATCAATCAGATAACTTTATAGAGAAAAAAATGAGAAAGAGGTTTTTAGACAATGGCAAAAGAGTTCAATATATTAAAAAAAATTGAGTCTATTGACAGAGACGTATTGAATTTAAAAAAGCAAGTAGAAAAATTGCAAATGCAATCACATCCGCCACGAGAGTTTGTGAGATGTGAAACCTGTAAACAGAAAGTAAAGGAGAATAAACAAGATGGTCAAGCAAATACAAACAATGGTGTGTGAGTTCTTATTTAATGATGAAAATAAAAAGAAAATAATCAAGGCACTGAACGATAATATTGATATACCATTTATCGGAGAAGAAACAGAAGAAAAATATCTTACAGCTATATGGGACACCTTTGAAGCAGTTTTCAAGAAGGCAATTATGAAAATGTAAAATAAATATTTGCGTATTAATTTTATTTAAACTAAATTTGGAGCAATGGATATGCCTGAAGACGTAAAACAACCCGTAAGCACAGACGAAACGAGTGCACCCGTAGGAACCGACGAAACTAGTTCAGCCGTCACACAAGACGAAATCAATGTACCCAAAGCCAGACTAGACGAAGTCCTTTCAAAGAATAAAGCTCTGCAAAAGAAAATATCTGAGATAGAAGCTAAGCAAGAGAAAGCTAGAGAGGAACAATTGGCTAAAAATGGCGAAGTTCAAACCCTCTACGATGAGGCTAAGGCAAAGATCCAAACCTTAACGCAAGACAATGAACGATTGAGATTGATTGAGCAAGCTGAACGAGATAGCCTACTATCACAAATTCCAGAAGACAAGAGAGAAAAATATGCAGAATCAAAATACGACAATGAGATTTTGCGAGATCTTGTTTCAGAGTTTTCAAAAGCTCCTGCCCCAAAAATGGTCAATGACCAGCCGGGTGCCGGGAGGATGAATGACCTTACTGATAGTATTATTGATAATATGGACGATCAGGAAAAAAGATCCCGATGGTCTGATATTGTCAATTACTATCGCAATAAGCCAAGCTCATAACTTAATCAATATATAAAATTTAATCACCCTACTAGAAGGCTTACGGGCAGTTGATAGAGGGCAAAATATATAGGTATTATAAATGGCTTATTTAGATACAACCACAGGGCAGAATTTTATACCGGAATTATGGGCAGAGCCTATTTACAAGTTTATGTTCGCTGAACTAAAACTTCGCAATTCGGTTGATGATTACAGTGCTCTAGTTAAAGGTGCAGGGGACACCGTACATATCCCAAAAATCGCAATTGATGGAACAGAAACAAAATCAGCATCTTCAGCAGTAACTTTTTCTGCTAGTGGAACTGAAGGCAAAGTTGATCTATCTATTGATAAACACAAATATCTTGCAAACATATTTGAAGATATGGCATTAATTCAGTCTAATTTTGAATTAATCGGCAAATACACGAAAATGTTTGGACATCAACTTGCACGAACAGTTGAAGATGATATTTGGGCAGAACTTGATGGATTCCAAACTGGTCAAGATCTCGCGGCTGATAATAGAGTACAGGCTGATGACCTAGAAGCTGTATTAAATAATTTATACAGTATGGACATAGATCCAAATACTTGCTCAATGGCTGTCAATAATAATATACTTTCAGATATGCTAAACCCTTCAGGTGGTATAGCTCAGTATTTTATTAGACAGGATGCCGTTGGAGATGGTTCTGGTTTGAAAACTGGAGCAGTTGGGCTTATATATGGAATGGATGTTTTCTATTCTCGCTCTATATCTTCAAGCGGTACAGACGGCACAGTTGTTGGTGCAGTTTATCCTTCTGATGCTTGCGTTTTCGCGGCTCAGCAAGATGTAAGGGTTCAGGCTCAGTACGACGTAGAATATCTAGGCACAAAAGTTGTTGCAGATATCATATATGGTGCTAAGCTTATTGACGAATCTGGTCACCTAATGGGACTAAACCTAGTTAATCCGTAAACATAGTTAATTATGCAGGGGGAGGTTTTACCCTCCCTCTGCTATATTAAGGAGAAAAAAATGGAAGAAAATGTATTTTTAAAACACCCGACACAAGGTTTTATAAAAGGAGTGAAAGCAAGTGCTATATCAGTTATTGAACAATTAAAAAATCAGGGATGGTTTAGATGTAATGGCTTAAAAGATGCTACACCGTATGTAGAAAAGAAGAAAACTAAAAAGAAAACTAAAAAAGCGGGAGCATAATGATAGACGATAGTAAGCATTTAAATTCTACGACAGGGCAACGAAGAGTTATTCGCAAAAAAGGAGACCTTACTGGTGCAGGCAAAGGAGATTGGCTGAGGATTGATAATTCAGATCCTGAGTATATAAAAAATTATAATAGAATTTTTAAAAAAAAGGCAACTCGTGGCTAAGTTTGGGAGAAGAAGCAAAGAGAACCTAAGTACTTGTAATAAGAAATTGCAAGATATATTTAATGAAGTAATAAAGCATATTGATTGCTCTGTATTAGAAGGACACAGAAGCAAAGAAAGGCAGAATTTATTATATGAGCAAGGCAAAACTAAAGTTCGATATCCTAAAGGCAGACATAACCAATCGCCTTCAAATGCTGTGGACGTTACTCCGTACCCGGTGGACTGGGATGATAGAGAAAGGCAAACACTATTTGCAGGATTTGTTCTGGGGATAGCAAAATCAATGGGCATCAATCTTAGATGGGGAGGAGATTGGAACCAAGATTTTAAAGTACAAGATAACAAATTTGATGACTTCCCACATTTTGAGGTTAAGGAGTGAGAAACAATGGATTTTATATTATTTCTTTTGCTCCTTGTACTATTATATGCATACGTAATTTTTACACCAGATGATGACTGATTATTTTAAAACATATTTTATTGGAACGACGGGTATGCTAATTACTTGGGTTGATTGGATACCCTTCACTATAAGAATTATACTAGGAATATTGACAATTGCATATACTTGGTACAAGGTCAATAACGAACGGCTAACATATGAAAATAGGAAAAAGCTCAGTAAAGAGAGTGATCGCAACACCGGATAAACATTTTCCGTTACACGATCAACCCGCAATAAATGCTCTTTGCAAAGCTATAAATCTAGTGAAACCAGACACTTACGTGGATCTGGGAGACATTGGAGAATGGGGAGAATTTTCGCATTGGAAGTGGAAGCGAAAGAAAAAGCCCCCTCTGGAAATGATGATGCCATTATTAAACAAAGAGGTTGAATTGGTTAATAAAGGGCAAGACCAGATAGACGAAGCACTTGACAAGGTCGGGTGCAAAGAAAAATACATAACTGAGGGAAACCACGACAATTGGCTTAATATGTTTGTTGAGGAACACCCGTACCTTCCGGACTATATGTTTAGGAAGGCAATGAAATTAAAAGAAAGAGGATATACTTATTACCCATTTGGGAAACATCTTAAAATTGGAAAGTTATATTTTTATCACGGACATCAGTACGGTGGCCAGTATCACACGGCTAATCATCTTAGAAAATTGGCTTGTAATATTATGTATGGGCACTGGCACGATCTTCAGCAGATGTCTGCTACCCACATTGATGGACCAAAATCGGCTTGGTCTATTGGATGCCTTAAGGATATGGCTAACGACAAAAATGAATGGCTTGGTAACAGGAGAGTGAATTGGGCACACGCATTTGCAATAATAGATTTTTACGATCAAGGACGTTTTACTGTGGACGTGGTTCAAATAATCGAAGGAAAATGCTCTATATATGGAAACTTGATTGATGGCAATTGAAAAACAAATAAAGGTTCGGACTAATGTTGAGCTAGACAGAGCATTAAGAAAGCTCGAGAAAAACAGCTTTTCTCTTGCTGATAATGGAGCTATCGGAAATGAACCACAAGAGATCCTTGTTGGAGGAGAAGGTACTGGTTTGCGAGTAGGCAAACGAGGTGTTAAAATAGACGGGGAGCTAGATGTAGCAGATGGAACATTGCACATTGTTACCGATTCAGATGGTGTACAGCACAAAGGGATTGATGGGACTGGAGCAGACACAACAGTAACCGCAGTTAATAACCTTTATACTGATAAAAAAACTATTTCAACAAAAAATACCCCTACTAAAAACAACCATCTTGTCACTAAAGAGTACGCAGATAGTGTTGGAGGGGGCGATGGATCAGAAGCAACAACATTCCAGTTAGAAGATGGAGATGGTACAGAGGTTACCATTTCTCACGAAAAAGAAGTAAAATTTGTAGAAGGATCTAACATTGATATAAATTGGACAGATACATCTACTGGAAGTGATGGCGACCCGTATGATATGACATTCACAGTCAATATACCTTATATTTTATATGCCTCTTTTCAGGATGACGTTGGTACTGCCAGACATTACTTACCATTGCGTGGATACGCAGAACAGGCTTTTATAGGTAATGAACCAGCCGGAACAATAGCACCGTTCAATATGACTCTACAGAAGGTAGTAATGAGAAGCAATACCGACCTATCTGGAGCAGACTGGAAATTGGGAATGTGGGCAATAGACTCAGGGACTACCGAAGCACATCACCATACTACCGGAATGAATTGGAAGGAAGTAACAGGGGGAGCTCAATTTACGAACTGTACTTGGGATTTTACAACAGGAGATATAGGGAATGGCTCAGGCACATCAGGTGGAAGCAATGCAGTAACGGCTGGGCAATGGATTGATTTCCAGCTATTAGCAGATACAGATGTTACCTCGTCTTCTTCTGAGTTCTGGTTTACATTTTTATTTCACGCAGATATGACTAATACAATTTAGGAGAATGAATGGCTAATAGTACAACAGATCTAGCTCCACAAGATTTTTACAAAGATTTATTGCGTACTGATAGAAGTAACTCAGGACTCTCAACATCATCAACCCCTGAAAAAGTAGTTGATGGATTGGGGAACGAGTCGGCATTAGGTGTGACTCAAAACAGAACCCTAGTAAAACCAGCAACTGATAATACTACTCTTTTTCAGATAAAAGATACATCGAACAACAATGTGTTGGTGGCTGATTCTACCAATAATGCTATAAAGGTTGGAGCTAATTCAATGTATGTAAATACATTATACCACCAATTTGGATCATATGGGCAAGCTGTCACGAATCAGACTTGGACAGCTATGGTTTCGAGTCCTTTAGGAAATAGTCCGAGTACGGCAGTAACCTTTGGGACAAATGCTGGTGCTCCAGCTAGCACTTTAACAGTTAGTACAACATCAGATGATGTAGCTATTAGCTTGTTTTATGTTTGGGACTCAATTGTTATTGAAGGAGCAAAAGTATTTTGCGGTGCCAGTGGAACAAGTACAGCAGATGACTTAACCTTTGCTATTGTTAGTTATGCTATAGACACGGGGAATGGAGCAACATCTGGGGATTTATCGGATGGAGAGATAATGGCTGTATCTGCATCTGCGATCGAACCTGATAGGAGTGCCGTAGATTACCAAGCTCTATCAATATCATCTTCAGCTATACCCGCAGGGAGAGTTTTAGTCGCAATGCTTAGAAATGATGGAGACAATAACACGGTAGGAGCAACATTAACAATGAAATACCATATAGTATAGGAGAAAATTATGGGAAAAGTGGTAGCAAGTTTACAAGTAAAGGGGCAAATTAAAAATTATCCAGTACAAAAAAGCTGTAGTTCAAATTATTTTGATTGCAATGAATCTACAACTACACAGGTAAAATTAGGATCTAGTGCAACAATGACACAGCTATATAGCAATGTTGCTGAAGGGACTAGGGCAATCGGGGCTACTCCCGGATTTAAGATGGCTATTGTAAAAAATACCGGAAAAGTTCCAATTGAAATAGCAGAAAAATACCCTTTATGGACAAAGGCTTCCGCTGATGTAGATAATGCAGATTATCACGGCAACTGGAGAAACCACAATTTTAATACAGCTTCAGAAAATGCTACTAATGCAGACGAAATAGATAGTGG